GACTTTAGGATGCCCATCTTATTTCTCTCAATTTATCTATTACGTATTTATCCATTTCGATACCTGTAATGTCATCATTTCTTATTGCTTGGAGAAAAACAAGGAAGGGTTTGATAGTCGGCCACTGTTCTAACGGTATTTTTACTGCCAACATCTCCACACCTGCTTCATTTCCAAACACATTAAAGATGACGATCAAATGGTTTAGGATAAGTCTTTCTGCAAGGTCTCCGTTCTGGTGGTATCGATTCACCAATCTCTTCACATACTTGAACCTCTTCAGATCGTCGAAGAATTCTTCTCCGTCGATGTGGGTGGGATTATAGTAGTGCTTTGCAGCATAGACGACAAGATTATTTTTATTCAACTTCATAATATGGATCTTTGAATCTCCTTAACCTGTATCCGCTTGGATACATTTCAATCTTATTTAGGTGGTCAATAAGATCTGCTATCCAGTATAGGTCAAGGTTACCACTCCGTGTTGTACTGGCAGAATCTTGCATATACAGATAGGAGTACTTGGGCCTCTCGTCGCGCACTTGCATATCCAGAACCCCATCATATGAGAGTTTCTTTAACTTGTAGTACTGTAGAACATCCTCACCTATCCTGTGGTCGGGGTCAAATCTAGTATGCTGTGCACCCTTACGTGAGTAAAACACCAGTCTATTCAGAGTGTTCATCATATCGCCATAGTCCACAGTATATTCCTCCAAAACCTTTCGGTTCGACATCCACTCTCTTGCGATGTCTTCGGGAATATTGTGTCTCATAAGTTTACGTATTTCCTGCTCATTGACTTTAGGAACATGGGTATTACGAGTTCTTTTATTTAAATCATGGGTCCAGTGAGCAGTATGTTTTACGGGTATAAAGAAATGATCTTTCTTCACGCTCCTGCTATCTACCTGTTTTGAAAACAGATCAAAGAACCCGTCTTGAGGAGTCTGGACTGAGAGTTGATTTGCGAGACATATGATGTCTGGGGGAGAGTCGCCTAGCGCAACTGTGCGGTAAAGGTTTCTACCGTAGGGAGTGATATAATCATCACCGTCGACTTGGACCATATACTCGTTATCGCTTTCTAAGAACTTATCGAGTAACGAGTTTTTACCTGTCGATGGTGTGCCGTCTGATTCTGTGACGTAGTGCTCTATATCATTGGACACACAAAAACGCGTGGCGATTTCAGAGTACTCTTCATTTAGAGTATTGATAACAACCACGGTCTCATTAGGTTTCAGAGCAATAAACTGACGTTCTAGTGTCTTTATATTACCACTAGTTAATACGTAGTATTTGAAAGACATAATCTATCCGTGATAGATTCCTGCTTCCTTTAATTTTGCAATCAGAACTTCTTTCTTACGTCTACGGTCCAATCTAACGCCGTTCTCTCGACCTAATGTATCCAACTCTTTCTTCGACATATCTTCGATCATACGAGAAGATGTGCGAGGGTCTCCACAGACCACCCTATCTGGACGGTCCTGGCGAAAGAGATTTAGAATGTAATGAAATATATCCGAAAACATAATATATCCTGTTTCATTTATTTTGGAGACTTGTCTCCGTTCTTCAGATTATCAGCGCCACCACGAGCAGGAGACTGTTTCATATCCTTACCACCCGCTTTAAAAGTAACATCATGACTTTCTTCTTCAGCATCTTCAATCTTTTTATCAGACTTCTTATGCATTGCAATGACTTTCTTGTCATGTTCAGATGAATGGTCATCGTGTTTCTCACCAGAAGCTGCATCTTTCTTAGGTTCTACTGCTTCAACGATGTCTGACCACATCTTCTCAAATGCAGAACGTGTGTCTACACTTTCAATCTTAGAAATCTCTGCTTTCTTATCAGCAGTCTTAGGATTCTTTTTAATATCCGAATCTCCGTCTGCCTCTGGTTCTTCCCCATCGTCTTTCTTAGGCGGGAAAGGTTTCTTCTTCTTGTCCTTTGGTTCTTCGTCGGACTCTTCTTCGTCTTTCTCTTCCTTAACAGCAGGTTTCTTACCACCATCAATAGCGTCATCTGTAGCTTTACGCTTCTTGTGTAAGAACTCATCCGAAGAATCTACATCGCCATCATTATCGATGTCTTTGTCTTTACGATTCTTGAACTTCTTGTCGTTCTCTGCGTCGTCTACTGGGTCTAAACCTTCTTCAACTTCATTCTCGCAGTAGTCGCAACCTTTGTTTTCGCACTTAGGACAGTCTTCGCCTTCTTTGACTTTCTTGTACCCACATGCTTCTTCAAGGTCAGCCTCTTCGAACATCTTTGCTGCTTGCTTAAAACTAACTGTTTTGAAATCACCAAATTCGTTAGTTAATTTGAAAGATACCTTACCTTTATCTTGGTTCATCTGGACAGTATATCGCTTACCGTCCTTACCTTGAATACCTTTCTTATCACGAATTTTCGCTTCGGAGACCATTCCCAAATACGCCTCCATAATTTTATTGATATCTGACATCATAGTCTCCGTTAAATATTATGCGTCAAAGAATACTTTGACAACTAAACCAGCAAAGATAGTAGCAGTTAGAGTAATGATGTACTGCATTACCTTGACGGTTTTACCTTGCTCTTGAACAACATCATCGATATCATCCATACGCATGGAGAATCGATTCATTCTTTCGAAATGTTGTGAATTCGCTTTTTCTATGTTAATGAGTTTTTCTTCTGCCCTGGCCAAATCGATCATTGCATCGGAAAGCTTGTCTATCTTGTCCTCGATTCTTGCGAGGCGTTGTTCTTCACGTTGCACATGATCTGTAATTATTTGGTTATTATCTGGCATTTTCGAGTAGCCCATAAATGTTTATAATATAAGTCGTATTTGATATAATTAATATAAGTTGATATAATTATTCTGTGTTGACTTATTAATTGAGTTTACGTGGTCTATTTATAATTTTAAATTACCACGCCCTACATGACCAATAACGTGCTTTCCATTTAGGGCCAGGATTTGCACAATTATGCCTTGCCCTAAAACTTTTACGACGAGCCGGGTTGTCTTTCTTGATTTCCATATTCGGATCACCGAATGAAACCTTGACTACATTACCCGATTCGTTCTTTGTATATACGTAAAACTTCTTAGAACCACCACGTACAGGTTTGTTCAAAGTAACTTTTCTACCTTGATGTTCTGCTTCGGTGATCTCTAATTCTTCGTCGAGAGACTTACACGCCTCACAACAACCTTCTTCTATGTACTGTTTAAACTTTTTCATTTTGCAAGTAATGCTTTTGCCTTGGCGCTATCGTGGAAAGAGAATGTATAAGACTTACCGTCTTTTTCGTCCTTGACCACATAACCAGATTTGGTCATCTTAGTGATCTTGCCCATTCTCTTATCGCCATTCTTAGGTTCGTAGAAATCAACACCTCTTCCAACGTTGATTGAGTTCTTTGTCTCTGCGCCCATGCCTTTAGTTGCAAGAGTTCGGTAATTTTCATCAAGCGATTCTACTGAGTCCTCTAACCCTTCACGCATAAGTTTACCACCTTTTACCCTGAATCCGTTATCTTTTAGGATTTTAGTAATAGTGGTTCTCTTTACCAAGTCGTCCATATCCTTGAGCAACTTAGTTAAACCCATGAATGCTTTGTCCTGTACCCTTAAAGAAGAATTCATAAACATAACACGTGCGAATGCCGCGGCCTTCTCGAACTCAATACCCTTACTCTTATGTTTCAAGAGTTCATTAGATATCTTTTCAAAATCTGCGGCTTCGTCAAGTTCGACCGACTCATTAGTACCTAAAATCTTATATGATTTGATACTCGCAGCCATATTACCTAGTGCAAGAGTCGCGTCCTTACCATTACGACTGTATAGATGGTACTTACCTTTACCATCAATGGTCATATTAATCTTGTCGACATTGTACTTTGCACTACGGGATGTACTCTTTACAGTGAAAACTCGCTTCTGACTAGAACTAATAGAAGAACCGAAATCAATCTCAATTCGCATTCCCTTCTTTAACTTCTCAAAGTCAGACCGTGATACTGTTGCCTCTGTTAGACCAAGCTGTACCGACTCTTCGACAGACTCAAGCGCAGCAGTGACCTTACCTTCTCTTAATTCTTGAAACGTTTTCACTTTAACTTCCTCTGGATGCGCCTCGAAATACCTTAGACGGAGCGCGGTTTGTATTATTTAATTTGAGACTGGGGCCTTGCGACCCCGCCATGTTAAACTTATTATTTTCAGAACTAGTAGACTGCAACCTTTCTCGTTTCTCTTGAGACATCTTTTTGTTGCGAGGTTTCTTAGTCTTACTCATATTTATTCCTTATGATACCTTAGTTAGAATGGATGATCACTGTCTGGTGTAATATTGACTGGTGTTGCCGTAGTTAACGTTTCTTTGTTCAGAGTTAACAGTTCAGTGTCAGCGTCTGATATGAAAGCTGCAGCTGGCGGAGTAAAGTCTGCACTATAACGCGCAGCAGAACTTATACGGAAGTCAAACAACATTCCACCGAAGAATGCACCAATCTTGTGAGTTCCGGTAGTGCCGTAGTTCCTATCGTGTCCGTAACTTCCACCATATCCGCCTTGCTTAACACCATTCAGGTATAAGTCTACGGAAGCTGTTGGGTTTCCATTGACCGTAATCGCTGGAGACTTAACGATAGCCCAGTGGTTCCACCCTGCTTCTTGCCATATTTGTCCGTCCCACGTCATGTTGACGTCTCCACTGCCGCCATCACGGAACATTATTTCAGTTCCGCCATCCCAACCACTTATAGCGATAGTGTGTCCGTTAGAGAATTCTATCAGATTATCGTTGCCTGGGTTAACACCATCGGTGTTCGCCCAGAATTCAATCGTCCATCCAGCATCACCGTTGCTGTGAGATAGAGAACCACCTTCATAAGTTGCATATGAAGATCCATTATCACCGAACTGCCATGCGAAAGATGGAGCTGGTGGAGCTGGTGGTGGTGGGAATGGGAATTGAACCATATGTAATCTAGTGCTGAATTGTTGAACGTGTTCTGATCGGTCAACATTAGGTTCGTCAATTCTGTAAGGTGTCGCAGATAGGTCACTTAGGTCATATTTCCATATGTATGATCCTGCAGCATTCCATACCTGATAAACAGATCCTGCACCTGCACTTCCTCTATCCGAAACATATAGATAATCTCCATCTGAGACCATCGATGCACCAAATCGATCGGAACCTTGATCAGTATTATTAGATAACGGTGCTGTTATTATCTGACTAGGGGAAGACAAGTTTGACTTATCATATACATAAACCCTACCCTGTTGATTGTCACTCCCTACTTTTTCAAGCATAGCACTTATGATAAACTTATCATTAGTTTCTACTACTTGAGAGGCAAATGCAGACCAGTCATTATTTGGAGATGGATAGTTTATAGTAGATACAAGGTTTCCGGTTGTTATATCTCGTATCTGCATCTGACCATAATGATTAGTCGAATTATCAGGATTGTACGACGCATTTACGCCCACATAGATCTGACTTCCATCATTTGAAATACGTAGACCCATATAATCACAATTTCCTTGAAGATCTTGATCAGTTAGGTGTATTGGTGATGATAGGTCGGATAAATCATATATAGAAACATTTCCATAATTAGAATTAGGACTGGAATTATCATTGTAGGCTTCGTCACCTATAACTAGATGATTGTCATTGGCAGACATATATCTACCAAAATCGTATTGTGTGTTGACTGTAGGCCTGGTGTCCGTAATAATTGTTGGTGCCGCAGATAAATCACTAACGTCATAAACATAAATTTGACGACGACCTCTTGCAGAAACAAACAGGTGTGTATCATTGGCCGCTATAGAATTACCAAAATAACCATACTCTTGAGGTGATGGTTCTGTTAATGTTGCGACAGGAGTGGTTAAGTCGGACTTATCGTAAGCATATACTACACCTTGATTGATAAATCCACCAAGATCCTCATAATCAGCTGAAATAAATAATTGAGTATGGTTGGATGCTACGACACTCTCCCCGAACCGATCACTATATCCACCCCACGGGTCAGTATCGCTGCCGTTAGGGTTATGGATTATGATAGGGTCCGCATCGATGTCATATACGTCAAACAAGTACAGTCTTTCCAGATATTTGTTAGTACCAGAAGTTCTGTTACCTTCAGCCACTCGTGCCATCAAATAGGTCGGAATTGGTGGTCCTACGTATGGTGGGTTGTCTGCGTCTACACCGGCAATTACTTGACCGGCATTAAACACCGCACCCGCTAAAATTTGATTTGCCATTTGTTCTAAATTCCTTTAAGTTTTATGCTAAGTCTTTGTCATGGTTGAGGCCGCCTTTCTTCTTCTTGACGATGAAAGCGTTAACCCTTGCCATTCCCCATTGTTGTGGTGTGGTGCCTGGGCGGTGACCCGTTTTCCATGCAGCAACCCCTCTATTATATACTTTACGCAAAGTGTCCGATGATATACCAGACTTCTTTGACTTCGCTGCGATACCATCTGGACCTTCATCAAGATCTAGGGTATCATACATTCCATATCTCTTTTCACTGAGATATTGTTTAAATTTTATCATGCCAAATCTCCGATCATTTGTGCAAGTGCTTTGCGATCCATATCCAGTCCAAATTTACGAATTGCATTCGCGGCATGGAATTCATGAGACCTTCCGTCACCAGACTTCTTCAATTCTTTTTTGATATACTGTGCAACTTTAGTGTATTTATTCTTATTAACAGTCTTGGCTCCGATCTTATGCATTAAATCAGTTACCCAGTTTTCTAGTATATCGTTTTCTTCTGCAACACAATTAGGGACCATCTTGTTCCCTTTCTTCTTCATACCAACTTCTTTGTACCCATCCCAACAATCTTCATCGTACATGTCTTTAAATGACTTGGTGTACTTGGATGGTTTAGTCTTAGCGGTCTTATCTCCAGGCGCTGGTTTATATGCAGATGAATCGTCGTCTGCTTTCTTACCATGTTTCTTGAAGTGTGCATCACGCTTTACCTTAGTAGACTTTTCAAGTCCCTTGTGGTAGCGAGATGGTTGAGTACCCTCACGGTCTTTGATATCTGGATCCTGTGACTCATACCTGATTATAGGACCATCTGTCCTATAATCTTTTTTACGCATGATACTTTTACCATATACTTGAAACTTACCGTCATCATATTTCACAACAACGGGGATGTTTATATCAGACTGTATATCTTTCAATACTGGCTGGATATCGGTATCTCCATATTGCTTAATGCCTTTGCCCTTATTCTTTACAATTTTCTTAAGCAGACGTTGGAGTTCTGTTACCTTGATAGCAGGGTCATTTCTCTTATCGTTCATACGGTCTGCAAAGTGTGGTGTAAATTTAATGTCAATGTTGAACTTCTTCAACATACGATCACTGAACTTTTTTAAATCGTTAAGTTGCGCTTGGGACACATTTTCGGAGATCAACTCCACAGCCTCTAGCCACTTGCGCATCTTCTTACCATCGTTGGTTTCAACGATAACGTAGTTTGCACCTAGGACGGATATAGTAGCAACCTCATCACTTTCTTTGATTACTACCATATCCCCTACCTCGAACAATTCACCTTGCACGAACTTCTCTCGTGTTTCGGATACTGTCTCTAGTTCTAGGTGATTACGGAATTCACTGGCTTCCTTTAATCCCATACCTCTACGCACGTCGTTGAATAGCTTACGTGTGTCTGGATTGGACATGGATTTAGGAACACCCTGTGAGAAAGAAACGAAATCATTATTAGATGCGTTCTCTCTTTGTTTTGAAGCTGACATACCTTCAATACCAATAGAATCTGGATCTCTCTTACCGGCAGATACTATTCTGATATTCTTGAAATTATAAAAACCATGTCTTGCTTTCTGTCCGTTGTACTTGTTCAACAGGACTTCGAATTCTGTAATTCTGTCGTCACCGACAACCATAGTTACTGACTTATAACCTTGGTCATACAGTGCGACCATGGCGTTGATAGCGGTCTTAACAGACTTATCTACCATGATATTCCGTGCATGTTTCGGAAACATCTTACGAGTGTGTTTGATTTTATCGGAGTACGATAGCGGATTCTTCTTTGCGTCCTGTGATTGTGACGCAAATACTTTATAGTCTGATTTCCCAGACTTCATCGCTAACGCATCCATTACCTTGCCGTGTCCCACCGTAGGTGGATTCATACGACCAAACGTGAAATATACTTCGCGTTCCTCTTCAACAAGGTATTGACTGAAATTTTTAATCACTTTTTATCGCCTTTGCCTCGGTTGCGTTTACGTTCCATCTCTTGCTTTCGAACGACTTTTATAAGCTTACGAGCATTACGATCTATTCTTGCTTGTATGGCAGGCTTCTCCATTCTCTTCTCGATATCTTTTTTACGAGAGAATGACATCTCACCCTTATCTTGACCTTTAGTAATCTTTGAGACTACTGCCTTACGTGCTTGTTTACGTGCACGTTTCTTCAAGGTGTCCATAGATGCAGTTTTTCTTTCTGCACGTTTTCGCGCCATGGCGATTCGTGCCTTATTCTTTTTCATTCGCATCGCGAGTTTTCGACGTTGTGCCATGTCGAGTACTTCCGATACCATATCTTTAAATGACAACATAGTCATCTATTCCTCTATTGGTTTATTCCATATTATCTACGGGCTGAATCCCAACCCTTTAATATATCGGATGAAAAGTTGTTGTATGAAAATTCCATACGGTCAACCAATTTCACCGCGTCACCACCAAGCGTATCAATTGCAACGTATCCTTCTTCACCAGTCACTTTGTAACCATTAGAAGTTTTCACGAAAGTATCAATCGATTTAAGTTTGTCTAAACTATTTATAAGTTTTAATTTGACTAAAACAATTAATTTTTGCAATTCAAACATCTTAACTAGATTAGCCTTGTTTGTATCGGAGAAAAACTCCATCTCATCCTTCATTTTGGCAATCCAATTGTCCTTACCACGTTGAGATTTCTTGCTTGCAATCTCTTTTTTGTAGTAAGCTTGTCTATTACTTATCAATCCCTTAACATGCTTTTTTGAGTCTGGGAGTAAGGACCCTGCACGAACGAACGAATTATTGTATGTTTCAATCGCCTGTGCGATATCAGGATTATCTGCGAGGGTCTTAATAGTGGTAGCAGAAGTCTGCTTGAACAAACGACCTATCTGGGTTAGTAGATCATTGACCGCTTTGGTTTCACGTTCAGACATCGTAGCATTAGTTGCGTCTTTCAACATTGCATCCTGTGACCATACGTTTACAGAATTGCGAAATTTCGACACGTCAACCCCATATGTCGCTCGCATCGACTCAAACGTATCGCCAGTGTATGTTGTGTGCCATACGATACCGATCTTAGCAGCACGTACTTCTTTCGCCTGATCATAGGGAACTGCGTATGCGATTGTGTTCGGGTGGAACACACTATACTTCTGACCATCGATGGTCTTAGTAGTGACATCTCCGTCACCAAATAAAAAGTCGCCTTGCACAACACCATCGATTCCTAGTGACGGTAAATACTTGAGTGCGTCTTTCAACTTAGAGTTCAGATCACCTGACGTGTCCGCGTCGATGTCTGCGTCGGTCTTGTAGACCTTTGGGTTCTTGTTGAAGATACCTTTCTTAGCAACGAAGAACTTACCGTCGGATGGATCAATACCACAGAATACCGCAGGCGCACCGTCCCATTTCACTGACACACGACCACTACCAGATCCAGCTAACAAATCCCGCAAACTACGCAGGGCATTGATCGCCTGACGTGTGCCGTCAACTCCACCGTAAAGAACTTTGTCCTCAATGTGAGTCATGTGAGTGTTCTTCTGTTCGGTGATAAACTCTGCAAACTTTTCCATTACCATGCGCCTGGCGCTCCTTTCCTCTTAATGTACCAGATAGTACCGGACGAATCGGTGTCGGAATGTACTCTGTACTTGTTACCTACTGCTTTCTTAACAAGACGACCATACAGTCTTTCACGACCTTGCAGTCCGGTCTTCTTGACATTCTTGTCCTTGGCAGCGGATAAGTGCATATACTTGGGATTTTCCATTTTAATGAACTGAGTAATCATTTTCATAACAGTCGCCATGATACGTAATGCATCACCTTCACCCGTCACTTTTTGTTCACCGTTACGTTCGAAACTAATCTCCCAATCTATGTAATCATCGTCATCGATATGTTCATCACCTTCGATGTTTATATTTAATTTGCCACCATCATCAAGTTCAACTGTAGAACGATACCCTTGTCTTCCGTCCTTCTTTAATACAGCCGGATATGGGTTGTTGAGTGTTTCTTGAAGTTCTGTAAATTCTGTAAATTTTTTCATTATTATTCCTAACTATACTTTAAAAAGACCGAACTTTTCGGGGTCGAAGATGATGCTATACTTATCACTTGGGACATTACTTCATCCGATTTTCTTTTGGTCAACATAGTGTATATGAATTGCATACCTAAGAATTTACTGTATAACCACTCATTGCTATAATCCGCTAAGAATAATGCCATGTCTTCTTCAGTCATGTCCACATCACCTAAGTAATTGTACATCTTGGTGAATTCAGTAATAGTCGTGTTATTAGTAATTCTAGATTTTATCTTAAATTCGCTTTGATTGTGATACTCTCTATCGGCAATACCAGAGAACTGTAATGCTGTCTGCAAGTTACCACCACCAATCTTACCGCCTGCGGCAGTCGTACCTTTAATCTCTCCCTGCCAACCAGACATTACCGAACTAAATGTTCGAATTTGCATATTATACTCTTTACTGCCAAGTTTATAGGTGACATACACGTCCTTACTTGCAGTCCCTGCACGAGGGTATGAAGTCGACCAATCTACGTTCTTACCCATACCAGAAATCGCATACTTAACAAACTTGGCTTCTGGTCTTGGAGTACCTCCGTTGAACTCTTCCTCGTAGCACGTCTTCGCATTACTTGCAAGTTTCTTCAGAGAGACTCCAATTAAATTCTTGTTCTTGTATTCCTGTAACAGTAGTTGGTTAAAATCGTCTAGATTATCTTGATCGGTGTTAAGAGAAAATCCTATTCTCATTGCCCACATGTCAGACGGGTTCCACTTGTTGACGTTAAGTGTTATACCAGCAGCTCTCTTCAACGTCTTATAGTTATTCTCTATACTAGTGACTACTGTACCACCTCGCAAAAACTTATAGTTACCTGTCCCCAACTTACCTGACAATTTATTACTGATAACTACTGCTGAATTCTTCCATGCCTCATCTAATCCATCGAGACATTGCTTCAGAGTTCTATCACAATCGGTAAATCTGGATATAGTAGAAGCGTCCAATAAATCGATTGCCTCTAACCAACTGTTTAAACTACTTCCTTTCTTTTGACGGGCGGCAGATACGTATGCGTGAAAACATTCACCTAGTGCGGTAATCTCATCACCGGCACCTGAACCACCTTGTCCACTGAATGGTGCCTTATCTATCTTGGTCCAAGAATAACCATTAAATATAGGAAGAAACCTACTACCCATCTTAAAAGCACTATTGACTTTACTGATATCTCTTTTTTTAACAGCAGATATCCAAGAAACAACTTCGTCAGTCATGTTAACTACTTGCTTATTGGTTACACCTGCGAACTTGATCTCTTTACCGTTTTCGATCTCGATTGCTACCTTCTCTAGGTAACCTTTATCGAATTTAGCATCTGATCCAGTAAAATTTGCCATCTCTAGAATCCTCTTTACTCTAAGTTAGTCCCTAGAGTATAACAGATACTATTTATATGTCAAGAGCATTTGTACTATTTTCTTCGTTATATTGGGCGATAGTATCTCGTAATGGACGCACCCAGTTGTCACGATGTTCGATAAACACCTGTGGTTCATGGTTGTCGACAGAGATAATAGTCACAAGTTGGGTGATAGGCATACCCGTGCGTTCTTCCCACATAATAGAATATGCAGACTCTTGCATGAAGTAGTTCTTGATCCAGTCAAGACGTTTGGGTTTCATGGATGTCTTGTAGTCAATGATGGAAGGTTTGCCATCAAAGATGCCCACACAATCCACACGACCAGCGACACCTAGGTGCGTAGAGTAGAGTGGTGCTTCTTGAGCGTAGACTGTACCAAGACGTTCATCAAGGATGGGTTTGAGTTTCAGGAAAGACTCGATTAAATCGGGAGTACGTTTGGTCAACGTTTGTTCACCAGTGTCGATATTCATCGCCATGTACTTGTCATAGTCGGGGTCGTTGTTTACGTACTGTTCACAAATTTCGTGAACCGCAGTACCACGCGTAGATGCGCGATAGGAGATACGGTTTGCTTCTTTCTCACCGACACGAGCACGCCACTTTGCAATGGAGTCACGGGACAGTATAGAAAGGACCGTAGTGATAGAAGGTAGTTGAATACCTTCGGGAGTTTTGTATTGACGGCCCATGTCTGTAGTAACAGCAGTCATTTCGGTCAAAGGGATAGGTTCGTGTGTAAACATAATATAGTCCAGTTCAATTCAATATACCAGTATTATAACATCTTTTAGAAACGTTTGTCAAGGGCAAACGGTGACTATTTTTACGGTATTGGTCAAATAAGAATCCCCACGAATACAGGGGCTCAAGTGAATGGTACTTCATGTGTCGGAGAACCGTAACTTGTGGGATTGAGGTCTCCCATCTGCTCTGGCATTTTTAACATGCACGTTGTGAGAGATCGCAGTTATCAAGTTAGTGCGCTTGGTGCGCATCGTTCTTCTCTAGTACCGAGCCCCCGTATTGTGGGGAAATTCGTGAAAAGTGGTGGAGCCGATAGGGATCGAACCTACGACCTATTCCGTGCAAGGGAATCGCTCTCCCAACTGAGCTACGGCCCCACAATTCTTACTAAACTACTTTTCCTTATTTATACTCTTTTCTTTCTTGACAGATTCCTCTGTCTTTTTGTCTTTACCGAAGATTTTATCCCAGTTATCTCTACCTTGTTTTGATAACGTCTTAGACTGTATTGCGTCTCCGGTTATGTCGTTTCTACTTACCATCTTCTTTCGCTTTGCTCCACCAATCTTTGGTAACTTTATCGGTGTACTTGTGTGAGTATATGAGAGTGATGCCACCAAAAACCATCGGACATAACATCACTCCAAGTATTCCTATTAAACCAAAATCAAACATTTTCAATCTGGCTCTTTACCCAATCTAGTTCTTGAATGATTCTGTTATACCATGCGACATCAATTTCAGAATTGTTAGGATTGTTTGCTTCCATCCTAAGTTGTTCCATTCGTATGTCTATGTAGTCACACCTTATAAATTCTTTTTTAGACACTCTATCTAAGAATGCTTTTTTCGCTAAGGTCAAGCATTCTACATTACTATTACTATTACTCATTGGACACACCCTAATTCTCTGCGCGAATCTTCGTCGTTGTTAGTTACACAGAGACCAGTAGGCAACTCTGTAGGTACATATCTCATCAAGTCTGGGTCATATAAACTATTTTCTAAGAATGATACCAGATTAGATATCTCTTCCTCAGACAGATCTAGGGGAGTGAATCTATAGTCTATATCTATAAGATCTACATCTGGGTGTTGTGGTGTCGCCGCAACTTTGTATCGTACCACTTCTTCAACACTAGTGAATGATGCACCGTGACCGAATACTTCTGTGTCTGTCAGATTATATAGAGGCGGTACCTTAAATGCATACTTCTCCATATCGTCACCAGTAAAACCAGCGCGGCCTTCTCTAACACCTTCACCGACTTCACCGATGATATCGTCCCACATGTCTAGATCGTGGAATCCAAGTGTCATAAACACTTCACTTGCAAGAGAACCGACAGGAGATGAAAGAGCGGGACCGTTGTGACACGAGTGACAGTTACCTTTACCGAAGAACACTTTCGCGCCTTCGACTTCTTCTAAAGTCATCGCGTCTTCGTCACCACGTAAGAAGTCTTGAAATGGTGCTTGGTTTGCGAGAATGGTTCTCTCGTATGCGGCAATCGCAAAAGATGCTGCTTCTAACATATCATTAGGTTGTGAGGTACCGTATGCCGCTTCGAACATCATCCGATACTTCTCATTAGTAGTGAGCACAGAACCTTCTTCTACATTCATGCGATGTACACCTAGACCAGCAACTGCTTGAGTCTCTAGACCAGCAAGATTACGTAGGTTAGCCTCTTTAGGAGTGCCTTCAGTGAAGTGCCTTTCAGGGTCAATACCAATGTTAACTATACCTCCGATCACATTGCCGAACTGTCCGTTCCACAACATGACTTCTTGATATGCAGTATTAAGTACTGTGGGTGATGTCACAGGTTGTACATCAACTGTTGAAGGGTCAACTCCAGCAGCAACTGTACGATGGTCAAACCCTACACCGCCTTCACCAATACCTTGACGAATACCGGACTTGAAACCATTCTGTCCGTTGTGACATGAAGCACAGGACCACGTGTTATCCATATCTGTCTGGTTGGTTTCAGTAGACGTGATTCCCGTCTCGTGATAAATGAACTTACCCAACTCTACTTTTTCAGCAGTAATAGGGTTACTTGGATCTTGAGGGATGTTTAGAAAGTCATCACTCTCAGGTAAGATATACCCTTCGTAAGAACCTGTCGGGGATGTAGTACTCATCACAGTTTTTAGTTCTTCAACGGCAATCTCAAGTGCTGTTAAGGTAGGTGCTGGGGGTGGTGCGATGGTAACAGGTTCTGGTGCAGATTCTGAACCACCTCCAGAACATGCGCTAAGAACAGTAGTACATAATACTACGGATAATAGTTGTTTCATTGTTTCGATCTCTCACTTCTAATAATAAAATGGCCGAGGGATAGGGATTCGAACCCTAGATACGCTATTAACGTATGCCAGTTTTCAAGACTGGTGCATTCAACCGCTCTGCCATCCCTCGATTTATTTAAACATGATACACTAATTGACAGGAGTTGTCAACCCCACTTTCATATTTTCTGGCGCGGGTGATAGGAGTCGAACCTATGACCTTCGGTTTCGTAGACCGACGCTCTATCCAGCTGAGCTACACCCGCGTAGAAAAGTTGGCTGGGGTGGAAGGATTCGAACCTACGAATGACGGGATCAAAACCCGTTGCCTTACCACTTGGCGACACCCCAAACCTGTTTGCTCTACTGGGCACCACTGATTCAGTTATTTTAAAAGGGGAATCAGACCCTTAGTTTTTTCTCAATCCTTCTTTGCCTTTGTGAAATCTTCCCCAGATACAGTGTGCCACTTCATGACCAATAAGTTCCGGTTCGTATTTCCATTCAGGATCCTTTATGTATATCTTACAAGTTCCCTTAGATTCGTTCCAAAGAGTGAAGGCGCTAATATTGTTCCACTTAACGCCTAAGTACTGTTTACGTACAGAATCATATTCCATTTGGTTCTTTAGTAAAACAAACTCGACCTTTGGTGTAAGATTTTCTCCTTCCTTAACAAGGAATTTAAAATTATCTTTAGCATACCTTCCCAGTCTCTGAGCATCTGCTGAAACCGATAAGACTAATAGGAATATTAATAGTTTTCGCATAATTGTAAACAGTAAAAATGGTCGGAGATGTAGGATTTGAACCTACGACCCCTGCACCCCAAATGCAGTGCACTACCAGACTGTGCTAATCTCCGTTAATTGTTTGAAACAAATTCGTTGATGACTTTTACCCTTTCCATGATATCTTGCATATTAGGGTATGTCGGAAACTCTGGGATGGTATCAACGCCACCAGTTTCAATCAAGACTTCTCGGCGATTTACTTGAGCCCAGTACTCATCTGTTAGGACATTTCTTGCTTCGTTAAAGATTTGGAACCGAAGTTCGTATGGGTTTGGATTAGACATAATTGTCTCCTTTTGTGTGTGTTTGTGTGTTGAGCAGTTTTCCACATACTCAGGTGACGGGCGTAACGACCAGTGCAAGTTTAAAGTCATTCCGAGACTAATTGGTGGGGAGAGGTGGATTCGAACCACCGAAGCTCTCGCGTCAGATTTACAGTCTGATCCCTTTGGCCGCTCGGGAACCTCCCCTAGTGGTTATTTGAGTTGATCTTTTGAACTGGATGAACTATTTGATCCAGTCCCTGTACCACTACTTTTACCGTGACCTAGTCCACGCTTACCTTGTCGGAACCGATTGACAAAGTAAATGACCACTGCTACTAGAAAAACTACCGCTAATACTTCCATATCTTTCTCCTTAGTCGAGGATAATTTCCTCGCGCTTCTTCTTAGCAGGTTGGCGAATTCCAAGGTAAGTTTCGAGAATCTCGATCTCCTTGTCCTTACGCTTCTGCCACTGTTGCTCCGTTCGAGCAACCCCTTTCTTGCTGTTCTTCTCAAAGAACTTTGACTCTGTGAGTCTCTCTAATGCACCTTCACGGCGACGACGATCTTCTAACTTACCTCTCATAAACGCTCCTAGTTTCTTTATTAAGATCAATGGAATCTATATAAACTGACTCGTTGACATAATCGCCTTTGGGTATGGTTCCTTGTTCAAAAGGTTTATCATCATACCTGTTAACCCAAAAACGTACGACCTTACCTTTATCATTAAGGGTATACCCACAAAGTTTTTCATTGGGATATGCATAATATGAACCATTAAAATTACCCTCTTTATCAAAGGGATTGCGCAGTCCATTTGACTCATGTTCCCTAGCAGTAATATAGGGGGATACCGAAATAAATTCTTTCTCTACCATACTTGGTCTAGTAGACACTTTTGATGGCATTCCAAGTGCATCTCTCATAAACTATCCTCATTTCCTCATTATAAAATTGGCGGAGCGGACGGGACTCGAACCCGCGACCCCCGGCGTGACAGGCCGGTATTCTAACCAACTGAACTACCGCTCCAGATTCTTCTTAAATATGTATGCTCGGTATCCGATGACTCCAAAACAAAAATGTCGCCTTCCTTGAATGAGGATATAGATAAATCTAATTTCTCCTCATCTTTGTTCAACAACTTGACCCCATTGATGTCTTCTTCGAATTTATAACCTAAGTAAAACATTGAACTCACGAGTTCTCCAAATCATGTACATGTAACTGGATCAATGCATAATGGAGAACCTTCATTAGGTCTTTACGAGCATCATCCTCAGTACCTTTCTTACCATACCGTTGTGCATACTTCAACACGTTTCCAATACAAAACCCTGTACCATGACCACCGTCAACAATAAATTCAGTCGCCTGAAACTTGTCTTTGGCATAATGCTGATTGTATGTCGCATCGATATATTGTTTGAACTCATCAATCAACTTACCTTCACTAAACTTATAGTCCACAGTACTAATATCAGCAGCTTCTCGCATTGTTACACCGTTCGAGTATCTCTCAAACTCTACCGTCTCATTAGTATAAGGTGGAGTGTGTGCATAAATCGTTTTACTCATATTACCATTCTCTCAATATAGTTGTGCCTAACATAAACAATGAAACCGTGTTCAACATAATCAACGCACGGTCTTTCCAGATAACAGATACCCAAGTCCATAGTATAATGCCTGCGAACCCGATTGTCAAGTCATACATGCGATAGTCTGGTCCGGCAGATCGCATCGCCATTGAAATTAAAATCAAAATAGAAGCGACCCACTTGAGATACCAATCGAAGTCATCGGGGTACCACGAACGATCCGGTTTAGTTCGACCATCTGCTCTTACTTGAGGGTCTCCGTTCACGATTTACTTCCGATAGTACGACGAACGATATCGTTGTGATTGAACTCTGCCCAATACAACTCAAATGCAACTCCGTCTTTGAGACCTTCGAACTGGTGAATCTTTCCTGGCTTGACTTGAGTGAACTCTCCCGCACGTAGAATGGTCTCATCGACAAGACCGTCTTGGTCATCTTGCCATACGCGCACGATCATCTCACCAGATTCTACGAAGAACCCGTTCCACTTATATTCATGGAGATGTTCGGAGCACTTGAAACCTTTCTTGTATTCGATACGATGAAACTCTAGAACGCCATTCGCATGAATGAGTTCTGTCTGTCCCCAAATCTTTCCTGCCTTCATAGTCATACTACTCTCACTGGATCATAATTATTGGTGCGAAAGGAGAGACTCGAACTCTCACGCCGTGAAGCACTGGTACCTAAAACCAGCGTGTCTACCAATTCCACCACTCTCGCATATTGGCTGGCAAGGCAGGGCTCGAACCTGCGACCAGATGATTAACAGTCATCGGCTCTACCAACTGAGCTACTTGCCAATAAAAACTTCACTATTTGATAAACATTGTATCATAGTAATACCTGTCTGTCAATAGCGAATGAAATATTTATTCTCCTACCGCTGCTCTTGCAACTAATTCTTCTTGTGTCACCTTACGACTCACAAGTTCGTTACGAAACTTTTGCTTCAACTTTGGGGTGCGACACGACAAGAACTCTTTCCACAGATTGTCTGAGGACAAATTCTTTACGTAGAACCTTTGGGTTGTTGTCTTTCCAGTCATCCGATCTTTGTTGACTGTATCTTCTTTATACTTAATTGGCATTCTTACCTCACATTTTAAAATAGGGTAACGCAACATTTTCTACGTTAACTTCGCTTTCTTCTTCAGCGCCACACCAAGAACATTCCTGTCCTCTGGCAACGTAGATATGACCATCGTGCATACAATGATGACTCCACATGACCGTGCGCATGTTCATATAGAAGCATTCGTTGAACACTTCGTCCCACACTTTATTGCCTGTTTTGGAAATAGGTGACTGTGCAATATCCATTTCTCTCTCCAACTAATGGTATCCCGTAGGGGACTCGAACCCCTGTTACCGCCGTGAAAGGGCGGTGTCCTAACCTCTAGACGAACGGGACACTGTTCACTGTATCCTTTCTATTAGAATCGTGACTTCTCCTAGAAGCCCTCTTACTGTAATTACCCAATCAAAGACATCAACGTGTACTGTATCATATTGATAGTCTTTAGTCACTTCATCAGCAGCGCGGTCTATTGCTCTTTCTGCGTCACCGTACACACATATAAGTCCACCTGTGTGATCGTACAATATATATGCATTATTTACCTCTACTTCTTCCGGAAACAATCCTGTTGGAAGAGATGCATAATCGATTGACATTTTTATCCCTCTTTGTAGAAAATATGGTCTCCTATTCTACCTACTAATCGCATCCTTTCATGAGTGCTCCACGAAGGATTTACATAATTGGCATGATAATGAGTAGACCCCTCTGTTATACCATTGTACTTACGGAAGAAAATCATATCTCTTGCTACATCTTTTGCACGTAACCACGAGTATGTTTCTAACGGTTCATCTGCAAGACCGTCACAATACCAACTAAACTGACACATATTGCGCCTTGGTATCTCTAGTCCTCTATCAAGTCCCCATTGACTCAGTACTGCCTGTTTAACTACTCCACAGATAGTCGATGGGTAACGTCGGTCTTGTACACGGTTTAGAGTAACATCCGCAACTGCGTACTGTCCCGCAACACTTTCACTTCTTGCCTCATGGTATATATTCAAAGCTAAACACTCAACTTCGTCATTATCTTGCATCCGTGGTGTTTCGGCATGTGCAAGTGTAATATATCCTATAAAACCAAGAATAGATAGTGCTATTGACAAACGTATCATAAACATCTCCAGCTGAATTTATAGAACCATTATACACTTCTTTTGAGAAGATGTCAAACAGTTTTCCGTAAAAGTTTTAGATATTTTGCTAACTGCTTCTTCTGTTTAGGACTAGGGTTATCTCCCGCCTTCGCCAAAAGAACAGCATACTCTCTTGCAATGTTTGATTGATAACTCAAGATACACCTTCCACGCTAAAGTAACCACATACCGTCTTGATAGCAGATATGATTTCTTCATCTTCTTTGGGGCACAAATGGGGGATTGTATCTGATAAATTTCTGACCATCAATCGATCAAGACTTTCATCATCAACTTCTAACTGAACTAGCATAAACACCTCAGTGGTTCTTTGTAATGTGAGAGTAATTATACTATATTATGATGGGTGTGTCAACTACCTTTTAGATTTTTTCGTTCTGCTGCTATCCACTTTTCTGCTTTCTTAGAGACAGGTTTGTCAGTGAATTTCTTTGCATCGCGGTATGCAGTCAAAGTTTCTTTCTCGTAGTTCTTACCTTGAGAGTTATCGACCACCAAGAAGTTAGGTTTACCGAACATGCGCTGGAATTTACCAATGTTACGTTGCACTAACTTCCAATATTCAGTTACACCCTTCTCTCCTAGAGTACGTGGTCGCATTGCGTCACGAGCGATAGCAGTTTCGAGATCGGTGTTAACGAAAATCATTGCGACATCATAACCCATCTCTTTTAGTTTCTTTGCTTGAGTTGCGACCTTGTCTGGATCTTTACCAGTACCATCGATCACTAATCCAAGACGACCTTTTAAGTATCTTGCTTCTTTGGTACCAGTAAGTTTTTTAGCCTTACCACGAACCTCTTGTCCCTTTGGTGAGAAGATGTTGTCTGGAGTCATGTCCATACCAATCTTCTTCATTCCAGCCTCGAACGCATCGTCGGAGTTTACAACCTTATAACCAAAGGACTGTAATCCAGTTTTACCGACAATGAAAGATTTACCAGAGCCAGGACCACCCGCAAGGAAGATCGCCTTGAAGATTGCTGGATCATTTACACCTTCGTCGAGAAAGGACTTAAAAGATATCATCTTACTTATTCCAGATTTCCATTGAAGCTTCGATTAGGTCAGCCTTTCTTGTAGGGATACGACCTTTCGAATCTTTTAATTTGGTTTTGTTTTCTTTGACATATGTCTTTAGTTTAGGCACTGTCATTCTTGAAAACTCTTCTCTTTGCTCTTCTACAGTAGGACCGCTTGTATTTTTTACTGGTTTAGAAGGTTCTATATCCTTCTTTCTAGCAACATAAAAAAATGATGCGATTACTACTAAAAAAATAATTCCAACTATTGCATTATTATCCATTTCTTACTCCAAATATTTCAGTTGATTTTACAATGTTATTTATATAATTTATTGACTAGACTTAGCGAAGATTTCGTGTAACTGGTTTGCGAACACTTTTTGTGTTCTTTCGCCTGGATGTCCATGCTCTTTAATATTATTTAAAGAGATACCTATACTGTACAGATCCTCACCGTGACCCATACCAATACGACTAGTCTTTTTCAGATTAGTTATAGATTGTGTCAACCACTCTTTGTAGTCTGGAATAGATTCTATACGTCTTTCTTTATTTTGTATTTTGCCTGAAGCATCATCTGGACATTTATCTGACAATATAGACATTATGTTAGACCAGTTTCGTTTATGGAAAACTCCCTGAACTAGAGTTATTCCTTTAGCCTCACATATAACCTCTAGAGCTTTCATTTTGCTGAGAGTATGCATGATGTCGGTCTTAGAGTCATATGCCTCATCAAACATATATTTGTAAGCACGTCTCCATTCTTTATCATAAATGGTTTCAGTACGAAGCTGTGAAAACTGCGTGACATTATTCTGACGACCAATATCCTTATCACGTTCCTTCGGCATATACTCTACAACTTCTTTGCGTTGCCATGCGGACCATATTACAACTACATGAGTGACCTCATCTTTGTAAGGGTGAGAATGCAAAAAGTCCGTAATTTCACGAAATATTTTATCGTTACATGCACCGCAAAAACCACGGTTAGAATACTCGATACCAAGTTTCTTAGCAAGCAGGTGAGTAAAAGTATATTCCCAATGGGTAGGTGGAGACTCATCCCAACCTTTAAGTTCGTCTCCCCAGACGAAACTACATCCAGCTGTTACCAACATTAATTCTTCTCTTTATAGTCTTTGATAGCAGCTTTAATCGCATCTTCTGCGAGTACACTGCAATGAATTTTTACGGGCGGAAGTGCGAGTTCTTTGGCGATGTCTGTATTACGGATATTCCCGGCGTCTTCAATATCTTTGCCTTTGACCCACTCTGTGAGTAGAGAACTAGAAGCAATAGCACTACCACAACCATAAGTTTTGAATTTCGCATCTTGAATAATTCCATCATCACCGACAAGGATCTGGAGTTGCATAACGTCACCACACGCGGGTGCACCGACCATGCCAGTACCGACGTTGTCGTCTTCTTTATCCATCTTCCCCACGTTGCGTGGGTTCTCGTAATGGTCTAGAACCTTGTCGGAATACATTACTGAAATAGTTCCTCATACAACTCATAAACTTCATTAGCCTCTGTGCGAGACTCTTCCATGTTTTGTTTATGGTAGATAGTCGCAAGTTTACGGAAGTGCTTCTTATCAACACCGTACTTCTCGTTAGTGACATCTACGATATCTTTCATCAATTCTTTCTCAGCATCGATACGCAACATGCTGTCAGACATCTCTCTAATCGCGTCTGCGACTTTCTTTTTATCTTCCGGACCTATCATATTAATCTTACTCCACTTGTTGCTTCCGTCCATGCGGCGGAAAAATCATCATTAGTTAGTGTGCATAGAACATACTGTTGGAAACAAACCTTCTCAGGATTTTCCTTACTTGTCATACACACACCACGTGCAAAACCGATACCTTGATCACCATGAATCAACATACGAGGATCTTTGAGCGTAACTGTACCATCACTATTCATGCCGCCCAAATTACTTTCCAAACGACCTACGTATTCTCCACTTACTGTGACAACCGTCACCACATCATTATTCTTCATTTTCAATCTCTTCAATTAACATATCACGCATTTGTTGTGCTTTCGCATCTTCGGGATTATCCACACTACCATTATTCACAAATTTATATGCGAGAGTAATGCGCTGACAGCCTGCATACGCAGCGTGCCAACAGTGTAGGTCTTCTTCATGACCCGCACCGAAATAATAGTGACGACACTGCCAGCCAGGTACATCCTGAATCTTTACAATCTCATCTGTCTTCTTATCGTAGTACTCAAAGAAACCTTCTCCGGTCTCTGACCACGTGAATAAGACTTGGTATGCATTGGCATCATAGTTAGTGTGCCATCCTACAAAACCGCCTGGCGGGTAATAGGAGAGTAAAGCGGACGTATGCGCACCTAGGTGAGAAGCAAAATCATACTTCACCTTCTGCATAAATCCACCCCACATCTCCTTGTCTTCACGCACCATTTTGGAGATTGGTTGTGCGAAGTATCTATCGGGCGGGCCAACCAGACCATCACGACCACGAGACAAACAGTCTTCTAGATATTCACGAGAAGTGTAATAATCCCCTTTGTGAACATCTTCTGGTTCGTGATAGGTCCAATACTTTTCGTCGTTGTACGACGGTTTAGACAGCATCTCATCTGAGAAACTGTTTAGAGTCTCTAACAACTCTTTATTACGAATAACTACCTCAGTCATTATTAAAAATCATCCTCATCATCAAGTACATTTTTAAATCTTTCATTCGCTTTCTTTAAGTCGTTCTCAGTGACAGCTCCCATCTCAAGTAAGTATGAGACTGCGGCATTAATACCCTCTTGTCTGCCAGCTCTCTTGGCGAACCAAGTGGCGGCCGCCATAAGCATTATCGTGAAAACGGTTTGCGTAATCGGATCCATAGTGATTCCCTAAAATTTAAAGTTTTCGAATTTCTCTGAGTCAATTCTCTGACCAGAGTTTGAGTTATCAAAGGCTGGACCATTATCTACTTCTTTATTTAGGGGCGAATCGTTTTGATCTACATCAAATAAACGCATTTTACTTCTATCAATACCAACGACAAATCTTTGGTTTACACCTAGGTCGTTGTACCTATTCTTCAATTGTTTAACTAATATTTGACCATTTGCATTCAACTCATCATTACTGATCAGAGCAAACATCAAATCTGCTGTGGCAGGGAGACCGAACGATTCAGAGGTGTCCTCAAGACTCACATCATCGTTGCTGTAACCCGAGCGAGTAGTCTGGGTTGCAGATACTACCGGAACGTCAAACTCAACAGCAAGTCCACGCAGTTCTTCAGCAATGGATTTGATATATGTATAAGAGTTGATAGCACCACCCATCGACTTCATTCTAGCAGAAGAACATATGTTAAGATAATCGATGAAGATGATATCGGGTAGGAACTTCTTCTTCAGTTTCAACTCATTAAGAAGTGCACGGAAGTGATTTGCATGTGCACTGCCAGTCGGGTATTCTTTAATGATCAGTTTACCAGTAGTCTTGTCTGCGACAGTCTTAACACGATTTGTAAACATGTCTTTACTAAGATGTTCCAATTGGTCAATAGGCACGTTCAATAAGTTTGCATCGATACGTTCTGCAATACGTTCTTCGGACATCTCCATAGTGACATACAAAACGTTCTTGTTCTGACTGAGTGCTGCAGCTGCAGCATGACACATAAACAGAGACTTACCTACACCAGTACCAGCAAGAGCGATATTGAGAGTTTTGTTAGGTAACCCGCCTTTGGTTATACGGTTGAAGTAGTCTAGATCCCAAGGGAGACGTTCTTCGTCCATATGGTAGAAGTCCCACCGAGCATCGATATTTTCTAAGTAGTCGTGACCGATGTTAGTGTCAAATGACACAGACAGTGCCTTAGACAATACGTCAGGTATCGCATTCTTAGATAACTCTTGGTGCTTACCATCAATGATGGAAATAGACTCCATCACTGCATTGAATACTGCACGGTCTTGACACCACTTCTCAGTGCGTTCTACCAACCACGATAAGTCTTCCTCAGCATACTTGAAGATGTCTGGAAGGATATCCATAGTGTGACGATAATGTTCGTCAGACATACGGTCCTCAGAATCAATCTCAATCTTGAGTGCTTCCTTAGATGGGAGATTGTTGTACTTTGCGATGTAGGCAGTGAACTCTTTGAAGACACTTTTATAAGTACCTTCAAAGTATTCGGGAGAGAGGAAGGGGGCGACCTTCCTCATGTAGGAATCGTTAGTCAGTAGATTCCGGAGAATCGTCTGCTGTAGATTGATGTCCGTCATTTGAGTCCTTCTTCTGTAGTGAACCAGTTTCGATTGCCGATTCTAGAATGTCTCCTAGTACCTCACCGGCAAACCCTTGTAGCTGTGTATTGTCTGTATTATACACGCTTGGGTCTAATGTGTCAACCACGTCGAAGGTAAAACTAATATTTTGCTCTTCCCCATTAATACGAACGTTATTAAAACGAATTGTAACATCTTCGTACGGTTCTCGTTTGAGATTCACATTCCATGTTTCTGCACCATCAACTACAGCTGGTTCTAATGTATAGTCGATGTTTTCAGACGGTTTATCTAGATCTAGGTCTTTCACACCAGTTCCTCTTCAATCAATGTTTCAGGGTTAATCTCGCTCTTGTATCCTATCTGATACGTCTTCTTCAAGAACTCTGCAAAGTCAGTTGACTCAAAAATAGGTTCCCAGAAGTCAGCGGTCATGGTTTCTTTCAATCGTAATTTAGAACCAAGTACTTCACCTGTAGTCAAGTCAACACGTTGATACCAACCATTGGATGGTTTGTCGACATACCCACCCGCAAGGGCAACATCAAGAAGACCAGAGTACTTCTGCACCCCACCTTCCCAAGATACGCCAATCGGAATCTTAGATTGTTCTTTCACGAATCGAGACTTCTCGACTTTAATAACAAAGTCATAACCAACAATTTCAGTACCCTGCTTCTCTTGACGACGACCGATGATCCAGATGTTGTCGGCAGAGTAATAGATACCAGTACCACCACTCACGATATCTTTTGGAAACAAACCAATCTCTTTATAAGTGTGATTGATTGCAAGCATCGGAATGTTCTTCATCGCAAGGTATGGTGTTGACATACGGAACAGACCTTTCAGTGCCTTCGCACGTGACATGTCTGCAACACCCTTTTCAGCCAACGCATCTTCTAGTTCTTTCTTAGACGCAAGGTTACCGATAGAGTCAATCACGATAATGACATCGTCGTTGCGGTCCAACTCTTCTAGTTGGCTGATCAAGTCAAACTTTAACTCTTCGACGTTTGCAATAGGTGTGTGCAATACTCGACTAGTATCAATACCAAATTGTTCAAAGTAAGACTGTGGCGAACCAAACTCTGAGTCATAGAACAACATGACCGCATCTGGTTTCGCGTTAAGGTATGCACCTGCCATGAGTAAGGCAAATGATGTCTTAAAGTGTTTCGATGGTCCAGCGAGGACAGTAAGTCCTGGCGAGATACCACCGTCGACTGACCCCGACAACGCAACGTTCACCATCGGAACGTCGGTCGGAACCATATCTTTTTCAGTGAAGAACTTACTAGTGGAGAGTGTCGCCGTCTCCTTTATCTTCGAGTTCTTCTTCAGTTTGTCCATTATCGACATTTTTGCCTCCAAAATCTACAAATGTAATGTTGTTTACTTTTTCACGTTCATCGAGGTCATATTGTACACGATAAGCACTATTGATGTCAAGTACTTTCTCCAATAAATCGAAACTAGTTCCAGTTCCGTCCTCAAACTCATGTGTAGAGAAATCCAGAAAAGCACGTGTGTCTTTAGGGAGACATGCACCACCGAATCCACGTTTACCATCGAAGCCAGGAACACGAGTGTGACCTAGTCCTACACGGTCATCTGCACCCACGGCGCGGACGATAGTGTTGAAGTTACACCCATATAAATTTACTAGATCATACAATTGATTAAAGAATGTAATCTTAGTAGATAAGAATGAGTTGATTGAATACTTGACAAAGGATGCCTCGTACGCAGTCATACGATGATAATTGTTAGACTCACATGATCCGAAGATTTCATAAATGTCAATAAGGTCTTGACATGCTTCTGGCATACCACCCATGACATGAAACTTCGCAGTAACGAAGTCTGCCTTTGCATTCTTCTCTGTGAGAAATTCTGGATTATAACAAAATCGATTCACCTGTTCTCTGTTCATCGCAGAGTATAGACGGTCGACAGACTCCGGAGTGATGGTCGATTTAACAACTACTAGTGCATCGGTATAAACCAGACAGTTAGCAACTGCCGCTTCAACTATAGTAGAGTCAACTGAACCATCGTCATTCGACGGAGTAGGAGCGCACACGAAGAAACACTGTGGATGATTCTCTCGCGGTATGTGTTGTAAATTTTCAACAGCAGTATCATACTTTGGATCATAGAAATTAAAGTCTACGAGAGGATGCGTGAATGCATACTCGACCGCTTGACCTACAAACCCATGACCAACAATTCCAATTCTGAATCGTGATACTTCACCATCAGGCATTGTTCTATCTTCAGACATTATTCAATCCCATTGTAGTCTTTATACCATTCATAAAACCGTTCAACACCTTCTGCAATACTTACTTTTGGTTCGTATCCCAGTGCTTCTAACTTGGTGGTATCAGACCAAGTCTCTAGTGTGTCTGCTGGATGTTTTGGAGCAAGATTCTTGATAGCATCTTTCCCCGTATTCTTTTCAATCTCGCTGATGAAGTCCATCAATGCGACCTGTTCACCACGACCAATGTTAAATATCTCACCTGCCTCGATGTCGGTATTACCTAAAACGATTTCAATACCATCTAGGATATCATCCACGTAGGTAAAATCCCGTTTCATATCACCATAATTATACACGGTAATTTCCTTTTCGTCAAGTATGTTCTTGGTAAAATCAAACAATGCCATGTCTGGTCGTCCCCAAGGACCATATACTGTAAAGAATCGTAGACCGACTGTGTTCAGACTAGATGACTGCATCTGACATTCGTTGGCCCACTTGGTGTAACCATACGCGTTCAACTGCTTGCCATGTTCTTTACCTTCCACCCACGGTACCGGAGAACCAGCATAAACGCAAGATGTTGACGCATAGACAATACGAGTGTCTGGAAGATGTGTCTTACACACGTCGATTATGTTCTGAGTTGCGTCGATGTTGTTCTGGTGATAACTCTTCTCTTTACCTAGAGAGTCTCGCACACCTGCCATTGCAGCAAGGTGAACGATAGTATCTGGTTGAAAGTCTCGAAGTAGTGCCTCGACCTTTAATTCGTCGCGAAGGTCACATCCCCAGATATCAATATCGAAATGAACCATTCGGTCTCTTTTCAGTGATGGGGTGTACAGATGATTATTAAAGTTGTCCAGACCCTTAACCTCTAGACCCTGTCTTTGTAATCTGTCACATAATTGCGAACCGATAAATCCGGCCGCACCTGTTACTAAAACTTTTTTCATATCAACTATTCCTGTAAATAAATTCTAATGCCCTGTCCGCCTCTACGGTCAATGGACGGTTCTCATACCAGTTACCTGTTTCACTATCAAACTCACGACACATGTCTGCAATCTGGGATGCGGTGATAGGATAACCTTTGGCATATGCATTGCCTGCAATAGAAATCATTATCTTATACATCTTAGAATACCAACCAGTTTCACTAATAGTTTGATACTCCACCGCCAGACGTTTGGGCCAGAACGGACAGTCGCGGTATGACGACCATCTGTAGTCGGTGTTATTTAGACTATCTTTACGGTGTTGTATTATCGCCTGTTGCATCGCTGTAGGTAATCGGTCAAGAAAAGAGTTACCTGTTCTCTCATGGTATGGGTGTCTTGCCATTAACTCAGATGTGTTTAGAGAGATCCCATCGTTGTGAAAGAAGAAAGATTCTGCATCCGGATATACTGCTGGGACATAATACATGCGAGCAAGGTCTTTGGTCTGAGGGTCACCCATCTCACCAAGTTCGGTATTGAGTGCATACCAGAATGACTTGATGCGTTCGTTTTCGATATGTTCATCGAGTTCAAACACGATACGAAACTTGAGGTGGTTCTTACGAGAGCTTGCAGTGCTGTAAACGATATAATTATACTGACCGAATCGTTCATATAGGTTTTGTTTTATTTCATCAATTCCCACGCCAACCATAAAATCATCCACATCGACAGCACACCAACCACCCCAATGTAAAGTAGATTTATTACTGCGTGTACTGCTTTCCTGAAAACAAGCAGGAGTAATAAGAGGAGAACTATTTCCACCGCCTTTCTGTCCTTTCTGTTTGCTTAGTTGAAATAATAAATCACGAAAAGACTCCCAAGATTGTAATACTACTTTCCTGTGAGTCTTATTATCGAACTGATTTTTGAATATAGTAATTTCATAATTCATGCAAGCATTATACCATAATATAGGGGACGTGTCAACCGAAGAAATCCTCAAGTGATGCCTGTGGTTCTGCCACCCAACCGACTGCGTCAAGAATTGGTTCCAGTGGGTCTAGGAAAGTCTTCTCAAACATGAGGTCATAATCCACATACTTATGGAGACCCAGTTCTTCGGGTAAATTAAGTGGATAAGAAACGACATTCTGTCCCAGACGATTAGGCATCTTGAGGTAAATGAACTTTATCTTCTCACCCTGTTTGACAAACTCATATCGTCGGGAGATGTCGTTCTCGATAATCGCATTGTTATAACATAGGGCGCCACGCACATGGATGGGAGTTCCCTTCTTGAAGATGGTTTTGCGGTCTTCCCACTTGGATAGATTAGATATGCCACGGGGAAATGAAACCTCTTCGGGAGGCAGAGACTTGAACAATATCTTGAAGTCACGGATGAAGCCCTGAGTAGTGTCTTCAGTCCCCTCAATCAGAACACGGAAGATCTCTTTCATCTTGTCACGGACGACCGAAGGAGTCGACGACTTGATTGCCTCGATACCCATCATCTTGAGTTTAGGTTCTGCGTACTGGACACCCTCGTTGTTGTGCACGTTCAGGATGTATCGTTTCTTCGCCATCCAGATACCACGGTCTGCGATGACCTCACGTCCCATCTCCATACGGTTTTCGTATGCGCCAGTAACATCTGCCATAATTTTATAAGAGTCAGACAGAACTTTCTCGAAGTGGTCTGCGCAAATCTTATCTAGGAACTTGACGGGATTGTTTGGCGCAAACTTCTCGACCAGATCACCCATGCGAATATACACGGAGTCAGTATCGATTGCGACGACGTAGTCCTCATCTGTTTTGAGAACATCTTGCATCGCACTATTGACCGCACGTTCTGCCCACTTGATTGCAAGTTGACCAGCAAGAGTAATAGACTCTGCGACACGTTGGTCAAAGTAACGAAAGTATCGATTACCCAGCGCACCATAGAGAGAGTTCATAAGAATCTTGATCGCCATCTGTTGGTTATCTAGAGATGATATCCGATAAGCAAGAGAGTTAGACGGAGTCTTCTGGTATTCTTGCTGGAGTTTAATCATCTCACTCTTTATGATACGCCGTTCGGTATAGTATTGTTTAATCACCGTAGGAATAACACCCTCACGATCATGAGAGAATCGAACACCAGTGGGAGCAAGAGAGAATTCAGAATCGTTGATAGTTGTCCCATTCAAGAAACTGTCGACCGAAACATTAGGAGTAATACCATCAATCACAGTCTCAGGCGACATGTTATATTGAACAATCAAGTTTGGATATAGAGAGTTCAAGTCAAAAGAAGTGACCCAGTCATGCGCACCGACCTGTGGGTCTTTCACATAACCGCCTGGGTATGAAGTCTTAGGTTTCTCAGTCTTAGGAGGCACCACGACCTTCATCTTGTTCAACATGCGATAGATGATGCTGTCCCAAATATTAGTGGTCCCCAGAGTGTCACCGTAATTCACACCACCACGATACGCCATAGTGAGAACCAAGGTAATGAGGTCTAGTTTCTCATCGATCTTGTGGACCAACTCCACGTCTTTGATGTTGTAGTCAATAAACTTCTGGAAGTCATTCTCGTACAGAGAGTGAAGATTACCGTGTTCCTCATACGAAAGTTTACGTTCTTCTAAGACGACGTGAGCGATATGGTCTAGTCGATAAGATTCTTGTTGACCAAGAGTGTTAAGGGTAAACTTCTTGAAGATTTCAATGTAGTCTAAATGTTCAATGCCTTCGATGATGTACTCTTGATTAGAGCGACCTTGAATATTGATATTGCGTTCACGCACAGCACCCCAAGGAGAGAGACGTTTTAGTAACGTGTCGTCGCCAAACAGTTTGTGACATCGGTTGACAATATATGGGATATCGAAGAAACGAGTGTTCCACCCAGTGATAATGTCAGGAGAGTAGTGAGACCAATGTTCGACAAACTTACGGAGAAGATCCATCTCATTGTCGCACTTTATATAGAGCACGTCCTCACGAGTGACTTCATAGTCACCACAAGACCAGACCCAGTAGTTACCGTCGTTCTTGCGTATTGCAATAGAAGTAACTGGATATGCCGCCTCGCCTGGTTCTGGGAATCCGTCGGCAGAGTAAACCTCAATATCGATATTCATCACGCGGACTAGGTCGCGGTCAAAGGGTATCTTGTTGGGGAATTCGTCAGCGAGGTACTGTGCAACATAGTTATTGTTACCGTACACCTTGAAGTTTGCTACGTCAGAGTATCTCTTGAGGAAGTCTGTCGCATCGGACATAGAATCCAAGACGCACTCAGCCACAGGAAGACCTTCCAGAGTTTTCCACTCTGACTCGTTTTCACTGGAGACGTATAGTTTAGGTTGATACGGAATACGTTTTTTGACCTGTTGGCCATTTTCGTAACCGCGATAAAGTATGTGTCTACCCATACGGATAGCAGAAGAGTAAAATTTTGTCATGCAGCCATTATACAAAATTACGAGGGAGTTGTCAATCAATTACCTTAAAAAATTTGTGTCGAGTCCACGGTTGTTCTTGCTTCTTATCTGAGTACCCATGATGGTCCTGAGTTACCGCAAGACGTTTTGAAATCACCTGAGTAGTTGGCGTAGGTATCCCAGTGCGATGTCTATCTCTCTGATTAAAGTATATCCCGATGTCACGACCAACACCTATTGTATCACATTCAGTCCAAGGATGCAAGGCAGTATTGCGAATTCCGTAATAATTTATATCTGGACGATTTAGGAAGTCCGTCGTGTAAGTTCTGAAAAGACGCTGGAGAACACAGTAAGGTCCACAGTTGATAGGAAATTCATTGGTGGTCATCATATGATGCGCCCAGTGTGCGAACCCTCTGTCCATGCAGTACATACCCATGAACAATCCTATATTCGCATAGAGCGTATTATCTGCGTACTCAGCAAGTAGTTTGAATGCTTCGTAACGTTCTTCGATCAACCATGTGTCGTGTTCCATAATCCAGAACTTTTCGTCTGACTGTCCTTGCAGACGCATTAGTTCCCAGTGAGAACACATCCCTGCTTTTTCTGTGGGAGAATGATCCTCTTTACCGTTACCAGACAATGTGTCTAGAGTCATGAGACTTTTAGACCAGTTATAACTAGACGCATGTTCTTCAAAGTTTGCAGAGGCCGGGGTAATTGCATCGAAGGTTTCGATAGAATCTATGAAACCCTCGTCGATGGCACGTTGGAAGGAATAACGGGAGAGCGAAGCATACTCTTCAGACCGTTCATCGCCCTTCATTACAATCTGTATTGCTTTCATCGTGTAAACGGTTCTCTATAAAACCCATCTAAACTTATGGGTTTGTCTGCATACACACAAGCGTATAGGCCTCTTGCATGTGGACTTTTGTTTGGGTAACTGCGATGCATAGTGTTTCCGTTAATCACTAATACATCACCTCTTTTCAAAACAGGTGTGGACCATTTCCTGTTATCAATATTCTGTACTTCTAATGACCCGTTCGTTGCTGTTATGTCGTCTAGTATCCATGCAACGTTTATAGTATGAATACCAGAATTTTTATTAGGACCATACTGATTATCATAATGTGCTGGGAACTCTAAACTATCTCTAGGCATTTTCATAACCATTTGATCGTTGAACAAGTATACCACATCACCCAGTATCTGTCTAGTCAAATCATACATGACCTCTGAGGTATAAATGTTGAATAGCTCCTCACTGAATTTACCAGCACAGGATATACCTTTCCAGTCCGAATACTTAGGATAGTCCTTGCGGAGTTCAATACCGATCTTCTTGACCTTACTTATAATGTCATCATCTATCAAAGAAGGTAAATGCATCCACCCCTTTGCCTCGTAATGTTCTATATCGTAGTTCAATTGATTTCCTTAGGGCATAAAAAAAGGGAGAATTAATCTCCCTTCCATCCTACATTATTGATGCTAAACACAGCATCACAGTCCATATACATGCAAGATTAATTCCGATTAGACCTAATACTTCTAGATCTGCGGCATCTCTCTTAGCCATGTAACGTTTTATCTGTTGCATTGATTGTCTCCTCGTTTAGAAGTTGTGGGTCATTGATAGTGTTAGACCCGTTAATTTCTACTTTACGAGGCCGCTGGTTTTCAGGTATTATGACTTCCAATTTAATGGCAAGTAGTCCTTGTCTGAAATCAGCTCCCATTACTTCAACATACTCCGACAGCCTAAATTGCCGCTCGAACTTTTTCGTTGAAATACCCTTATGGATATAGTCTCTTCCCGTATCGTTATGCTGCCCTCGAATGGTCAGTGTTCGGTTCTTTACTTCGATTTCTAATTCAGCCTCGCTGAAACCAGCGGTGGCGAGTTCGATTAGGTATTGATCCTCACCCGTCTTTAATATATTATGCGGAGGGAATGTGTCACCCGAATGCCGCGAGATACGGTCTAGTTCGTCGATCATTGTATCAAAACCGACAAACGCTGAGCGTGGAAATAGTTGTTTTGCTGTTAACGTCATGTTGTGACTCCTAAATAATTAGCAAGTTTATTATGGATACCCGACCATTCGGCATATCCGGTACTATATATACAAATTATGAGAATAAAAGTAACGAAATGTTACTATTCTGGACTATCTTCGTCATCAATATTAATTATAGGCAACGAAGCATCAACCAACACAACCTTCTCATTTTCAATCATGTTGATTATTTCTAACGTAAGATTTATGTCCATCTGAATATAGGACATTTTTCTCTCGCACATTTCGAGATGCTTACGATAAAATTCTAATTCTTGTTCTTTTTCTACTTTTCTTGCACTTATGTCGGCAAGAGAAATTATATTGTTCTTTTTGCCAGACATACTTCGTCCTTAATAGTACATTGATGGGTCCGGAATTCCTTCTATTCCAAATGAAAAAGATACACGAGATTCTCTAGGGAATACTTGATGATGAGTTTGTCTTGGTAAATAAACATACATACCAGGCTCAAAATCAAATTGCTCTTCGTTATTAATGCCTTCTACCTTTAGACCGACAGTACTTATAACCTGAACTAAGAACACGTCCATAGCATCTTTGTGCCAAGGGTATGACCCACTTGCACGACCAAAACCACTAAACGCAATGTTAGTGATTTTGTTTTCATGCAGCGTGAACACATCCTGTAGTTCTGTATATATGTTCTTCGCAAACTCTGGTGAACTACCACGAGTATGGAAGTTGTTCAAACCTATACGCATCTTATCTGAATTTCTGTCGTATAGGTCATTTGGATGCGAGTCCATCATTTGCATGAACTCGTTCCAATTGTAAGTCTCTTTCATATCAAACGGAAGTTTGCCTACGAACGGAGTCTTGGTGCGAATATTCTCTTCGCGATCTTCAAATATATCATAACAAGTATTTGACATCAGCTATTCCCAATGTTATATTTTGGTTGCAGTGTCCATTGTGACTTATCCTTGTATGAGATTATTTTAATCTGTCTCATAGGAGCACAGTCTCGTGCAACTTCTTTATTGACTATGGCTACTAGACCCCAGTCTGCTAACAATGTAGCTATTGTGTTACGTCTCTCCATATCAGAGATTTCTAGGTTAGACTTTTTTCCGTCTAATAGAAACAACTCTTTGAAGTGGACGATGAAGTACCTACCTTGCTTATGCAAGATATGGCATGACTGATATAGCGTATTATCTCTTCTTGAGGCAACACCTATACGCGTTAAAGTTTCTCTAACTTTAAGAAAGTCGTCTGGTTCTGATAGACTGATTTCCAACATCATATCAGAATTCCATTGAACAAGATTATTCTCTTCCACCTTTGGCAACCTTATTTTTAATTGTTTTTATTTGTGATTCCGTCAAGAGCCCTACAACTTGTTTCGCCTTCTGTTCACTGTAACCAAAATACTCTTTGATACATTCCATGTCAGCTCTTTGCTCAGGTTTATCCCATTTAGAGAATCGCTTCTTCTTCCTTACAATATTTATAAGAAAGTCGTACTGCATTTTATCATCTAAGTGATGCAGTCTATTCATTTCGTTAGACAAAAGTATAGTGTCTGGGAAATAAGATAGAGATCTATTCACGACAAATCCATTATAGTACTTGGCATTGTCTGCATCATTATCTATCAAATTTACTTTAGTGTCATTTATACTTTTCAGAAAGTCAAATGGACTCATGGTTTAATATCCACGTTCGCCATAACTTCGGTCATACATGCGACAAGATTCAGTTCGTGGTCAGCAACAAACGCATTCTTGTATTGGTAATCCGCAAGGATAAGAACCAACTGAGGAATACTGTTTGGTGCGACGTGGTCATACATTTTATCGTAGACACCACGGAAGATTGACGCCGGTTCAACATCTATATTGTTGACTACCCACGATCTCATCTTCTTAAAGTTCTTCTCACGGATTGCGCTGAATAACTGTGTATAAGTGTCAGAGATATCCGCACTCACACTATTGGGGACATTGAGAGTACCAGACATAGAGCCTTTCTGACTCTCATTCAGCACACGTCTCCAATCTGGAGCATGTTTCATGATGACGTTTGCCACCACATTGTTATCGAACTCCACTCCTTCTCCTTGCAAGATTCCTTGGAGTCGCTGCATGAACCCACCACATAGCGAGGTCATAGTTTTCTTATCGAAATTGAAGGCGTATTTAGAACACCTTGAGTGTAGAGGTTCGATGATGCGATTCTCAAAATTACATGTCATAATGAAACGACAGTTATTCGAGAACTCTTCGATGAACCCACGGAGAGCAGGTTGCGTCGATTGGGGATTTAGGTAATCTGCCTCATCTAGGATGACAACCTTGTAACCACCGGACAAAGACACGGACGATGCGAACTGTTTAATCTTGCCGCGCAAGGTGTCGATGTTACCTTCTTCCGACCCGTTGATGACGATATAGTCTAGGTCTAATTCCTCACAGATGGCACGTGCCACCGTGGTCTTACCAGTACCGGCAGTGCCGGTGAACATCATGTTGAGGATTTCACCACCATCCACAATGTTCTGAAATGTTTGTTTTAGATCATCCGGAAGGATAGTTTCAGAAACTTTCTTCGGACGGTATTTCTCGACCCACAAAAACTCATTACTCATTACAGCTCCATAATATAAATTAACTTTCAATAGGGGATATTATACTACAAAACCCCCTTCATGTAAACCATCTGTAAACAATTATTTATAATTATCTTCAGTTTCATCAGCATAGTTATGGTTAACTTTTGCGTGATGTTGTTCATCTTTTCGCACACATTTTATCATGTCAGACAAGAGTGCATCTTCCGACATTGCATAATATTCTATTGCTATCTTAGGGGCCGGGATGTCCTCTATTTCCCCCAATTGAATCAACGCTAAATAATTGGTATAACTACGTACGGCCTCATCCTCAAAGTACCCCACCATGCGATGAGCGGTCTTAGGGAATAAGATGTATAACACTAGGTAGTAGTGCCAGAACACGAACTGTGCGATGATGATAATTATACGTTCTACCATAGAAGGCTGGACCACTTCCATGAAGAACATTAGGTGTTTTCTTTCGTTCTCTGCTTCAGCGAGTAACTCGTGTATCTTAGTACCGTTACCAGACTGAAGTCTTCGCAGACTTTTCAGGTGAGTCAACATACCACCCACCATGCCTGGTACCCCTGCTACTGTTTCTAAAACAAGTGCACGATGTCCATAACGATTACCAAAAAAGGTATCCGCAAAGAACCTAAAGAATGCAGTCATTGACCGCGCTACAAAATCAGATATTTTTTGGTGTGTCATTCCTAGTTCCAACAAGCTTGGACTTGTATTTATTACTAAAAGAACATAAAACAGTATGACTTTTTTCTATGATAAAGATTATGTGTGTTCATATGTAAGTGGAGCTCGGAACAGGAGTCGAACCTGCGACCTGCTGATTACAAGTCAGCTGCTCTACCAACTGAGCTATCCGAGCGTGTTCTTACGTTTCTTACGCTTTTCTGTAAGGGTACGTACTATGTATATGCGTGTGAACGCAATAACTGAAATACCAGCGGTTAAAGTTGTAGATAAAAATACCGGATCAGTATTTTTCCATTGAACAATAACCAACCAAGTGAAGAATATGTTAAGAGGATAGTTTATAAGAGTGCCCAAAGACACATGTATTAGCGTTTCTCTCGCTATCTCTTTGTCATAATACTTCATAATTAAAGACGGTTCCCTGAGCCAAATAAGTCATAATGTAACTACAGTTTCAATTCGAATCATATCTTAGGGCAAAGACATTATGATTCAGGGAACCGAAGAGGTTTACTTCTTAGACGCTTTCGACTTAGAAGTTTGTGCTTCCTTTGCGGACTCTTCAGCGAATGCCTTTGCGACATTCTCATATAGAGCAACAACACTGACTGCTTGGTCACGTAATTGACCGATAGTAGTGAGTTCTTCACCTTTGAACCCGCCACGAGTGACGACGGTATCTACTACCGCAACACATGAACGTGCAACACGATTCGCTAGGTCATTTAAATTCTTCTGATCTTCAGTCATTTTTTGCTCCGTAAGTAGATGACTTTTCAAGTGCAATAAAGTATTGCGTTTCTGAAGTGATTGATTTGAAGTGAGAAATAAACTTCGTAGATGCAGATACTTCGTAGTCTTCACCCAACAACTTCATGTTAGATACTCCCATAATAAAGTTAAAGTCAGCACCTTCGGGGAAACTGCCCTCAACCAATACAGAGAATGAGTTAGACGTGGAATCGTTTGTGTCGACTACTGTGATTTCAATCGAGTTTCCGTTTGGACGGATAGAGATATTATCGTAACCGAGCGCAGATGATGCACGTTTGATCTTACTTAGGGTTTCATTAGTAAGCAAGAATTTGACTTCACACTCAGGCATGACGATATCTTTCTTAGGTGCAGAGAGCATCTCAGGGTCAGAGTAGAAGTATTTCACCGATGATAAACCACTGCCGTCAGATACGGTACAGAAGCTTTCACCGAAAGTAATTGATGGACGATCCACCAAAGACAACACAGACAAGAACTCAGAGAGATCATAGATGCCGAACGTATTCGGAAAACTCTCATCGATCTCAGCACGAGAAACGATGTTCTTTGCAATAGACATAGTCTTCAAGACGTTACCGCCATTGACTACGATATTTGGATTGATAGTCGAGAAGTTACGCAGTATCTCGACCGTGCGACTAGATAGTTCCATTGTTTCTTTCCTCAGTTAATATGGTGACCATTATATAACATTTGTGACCGTCTGTCAAGTGCTTTCTCTCATTCGACTAAAGTTTTTATCTTTGATGAATGTCAACTTGCGTTCGAAGTGAGCATCCTCAAGTTCAGTCTTGTGGGAGATAACAAAGACATTGGTGTCATCTTTCAAAGTATCGATAATCTTCATAAGGTTATCAACCCCTTCACCGTCCAACGAAGAGTCGAACGTCTCATCGAGTATCAACAAATTAGTCGATACTGAATTCTTCATCTTAGCAATCTGTCGCCATGTAAACAGCAGGGACAGATCGATACGTTGTTTCTCACCTTCGGAGAAAGAATCGTACGAGAACGTGTCGCGGTAACGTGACCGGATGGTCTCACTAAAACTATCGTCCAACTCAAAGTGGACAAAGAAATCTAGAATCTGCAAGTACTTGTTTGTCAATTCATTGATGACTGGTACATACTGCTTGATGATCTTGGTCTTGATTCCTGTATCACGAAGTAACTCACTTGCGATTCGATTGTACGCAGCCCTCTCGTTCAAGACAAACTTCTCATCTGTCCTTTCGTGTAATTCGGAATCTAGAGTCGTTAGATCTGTATTTGCCTGACCCATATCACCATGATTATCTGTCATTTCCTGTAGGTCATGCTGTATCTTACCAATAGACCGTTGCAAACGACTGATAGTATGATTGTTATTGTTTAGATTATTCTGGTCAGCAAGACAATCTGAGAGTTGATTTTCAAGACTCACAATCTCTTCTTGATATTTCCCTTGTTGTTCCTCTGCCTTATCCATTGCCTGCTTGAGTTCTTTCGCTTTGAGATGAGCACACTCTTTCTTATCATGTCTCAAATCTTCTGCGATGTCTTGGTCGCAAGTAGGACAGTGTTCATGGTTATCAAAGAACTTTGCCTCTTTGACTACCGCCTTGACTTGAGTCTTGAACTGAGCATAGTACTGATCTAGTTGTTGTTTACTAGAACGTACAATACCAAGACTCTCATTGATAGTAGGCAACAAAGTATTGACAGTCTCAGAGAGAGTCGCATTGACTGTGTTGAGTTCACTTATCTCTGTCTGTAGTTCTGATATCTCACTCTCTTTATCTTTACGATGCTGAGTGTTGATAGCAGTAAGGTCACGGATATACTTCTTCTGTGAGTTTATCTTAGTCTTGACTACCTCAATAGAATGAGTGTTGTTCTCGAGCTCGCCTTTGAGGAGAGAGGTCTTTTCCTTGAGTAACATGTTCATCTTGGAGAAAATGTTGATGTCAAGGAGGTCTTCTATCACGTCACGCCTAGATGTTGAGTTGAGTTGCATGAAGGGAATAAAAGACGACGAGCCGAGAACAACGATCTGGTGAAAACTCTTGTGAGACATCTGTAAGACGTTCTTCTCAAGAATCTCTTGATATTCACGTGCGTGTGAACTTTGGTTAATCATAGTACCGTCTTTGTAGATTTCAAACTTAGCAGGTTTGATTCCACGCACTACACGGTATAGTACACCATTTACTGTGAATGTAACTTCGGTGACACAAGCTTTGTTGTTGATAGTGTTAACCAACTGGTTCTTGGTGATCTTACGATGTGCCTTACCAAACAATGCAAACGATAACGCATCAAGCATAGTAGACTTACCGGCACCGTTCTCACCGACAATAAGGTTAGTCGGACTATCGAGAAAATTAATTTCGTTATAATAATCACCCGTCGAAAGAAAGTTCTTCCAACGTAGGGTTTCAAATTTAATCATGCAATCTCTACACTCTGTGCTTCAATCATTAATTCAGATACTACAGATTTGATTCGTTCTTTATCTAGATCTGTTTCGACTTCTTTGATATAATTATACACTAAAGTTTCGGTGTCGTCAATAGTTATATCAGCATCCGAGACATTTTCTCCACGAAATTCTCTGAAGTCCTCAGCAATCTTTAATTCATGGATTTTCTGTTGCTGGATTCTTTCAACGTATCGTTCAAACTTTTTGATATCAGAACGGTTGACCACGATCAACTTAACAAACTTGCCGTCTAAATGAGAGAGATCCTCAAAGTAGTTCACTGTATCTTCATCATAGTGAATCTTATGGAACAGGGCAACGGTATTGCGTACAGGAGTCATCTCGCGAGTATCGGTGTCATAGACGTGAAAGAACTTAGGATCGTGGGCATCGTTCCAAAAGAATTCCATCTGCGAACCTAGATAGGTAATATTACCTTTACTGGACTTGGTGTGAAAGTGTCCGGACAACACAGTCTCGAAGCGTTCTAGTGGCTTTGGATCCATACCACTGTGACAGACAATACCTTTGTCCATCTCAAACCCTGCAAGTTCGAAGTGACCGCCGATGACATCAGCACCACAGTTGTCTAAGAAGGTCAATATTTCTTTCTCATTCTCAGGACATATCCAAGGAACGAGTCCAAACTTGACACCGCCATAATCACGCACGATAGGGTCCATAAGGATATCCACTTCGTTAATGTAGTGACCCATCAACTCTTTCAGTGAGTTCAACTCGATAGTATTCTTGAAGTAAACGTCGTGGTTGCCTGGAATGATATCCATGTGAATATTATACTCACGGAGTTTATCCAAGAAGATTTGGCGGTTATGGTTTAACGCTTTGAGGTTGATAGTCTTACGGTTGTCATAGTAGTCACCCAGATGTAGAATCTGAGTAATACCATTTTCACGAAGATACGGAAAGAACACCTCACCATAGAAGCGTTCCTGATAGTCCATAAAGATATCCGAAGAATTACGACATCCGCAGTGGGTGTCGTTAAGTATTGCTATTTTCATAAATGACTCAACTCAATTTATATGACGACTATTATACTACAAAATAAGGTTTCTGTCAAGAGCCTTTATTCTAGATAGTCGGATAAATCTGAGTCAACATAAACAGCACGTTTCTTTCTCTTCTTCTCTTCTTTTGCGTATTCTTTGAATTCTGCATCTGCGCCTTTGACAAGATCGATACGCTGTCTCAAAGTATCAACGAAAGGAGAACTTTGTTGTTGGAAAGAACCACCTTCGTCATCACCCATGAAGGAACCTATATCTGCCTCAGCAATATACTTCATCTTGATGTCTTGTTGTTTCTTTTCCTTCTGTATCCTACGCAAGAATGCATACCATGATATCTGTGTGAAGTATGCGAAGGCGTTAGGTTTACCCGAACGGGTTGCCGCCTCGATATCATAATTCTCTATTGCCTTCAGACAGTTCTCTACCGCATCCATAACCATTTCTTCCCGATAGGTATAACGAACGAAGTTTGCTTTATGAGATAGTCCTTCTGCAATCTTTAAAAAACAAGTAGCAATATAATTAGTCACCACAGGATGTGGACTGCCTTGTTCTTTAGCCTCCATTACAGTTGTACAGTAATCAACAACTGCATTAGAGAAGTCCCGATTATTTACGTAATGTGGTTTTTCTTTTGGTTTCATATTATATTACTCGTTTAATTTAGTAGTTATTATACCAAATAAACACTCGTGTGTCAATTAGTTTCTACTACTCTCCGGCGTAAATCGCTAGATGAAAATCTGTGAGAGCGTTCATTGAAGTATAACTGTATACCTCTTTTCCTACATATGTCCTTTCCAGTAAAGTCTTTGTCCCTGTACTCTTCACCAAGTATTCGTAGGTCGATCTGATACATGGCCAAGATGTCTTCTAAGTCCTGTTCTGTCACATAGGGAATAATTTCGTCTACGTAACCTACGGCATTAAGTTGTGAGTATCTCTCTACAATAGTCTGCACTGGTGCGTTCTTGTAGTCACGATCTAAAGAAGGATTTACCTGTAACCCACATATCAAATAATCACAATGCGCTTTAGCATCTCTGAGCATGGCAACATGACCAGAATGAAGTAAGTCAAATGAAGAACAAGTAAACCCAACTACCATTACAATTTACTTCTTTGTTTGACCAACATGTCCCTGACTCTTTCATGAGTAACGTTTAACCCATAGAGTGTGCAAATATACGTGGTATATCGGTCGTAGTCCTGAGGCAGACCAAGAAGTTCTCTCTGCTTAATCTGAGTAGCGTATCCTTCAATTTCTGCCTTGAGACGATACTCATCATTGAACTGATACCAAATAAAGTGTGTACCGAAGGTTCTCCAGAACTGACGTACATGTACCTTTTCATGCTCTATCAAAGGAACGTTGTTCCTGTATCCTCGACGAACAAAAATAATGGGACCGAAGACAAATGCGGCAAATCTCTTCGGAATAAAGGTACTTATCGTTAAAATTATATAATATTTCATTTTGCCCTTGACAAAGGTTATTTTATGGTGTATAATCTAGCTTGTAGTCCAGAGGGAATATAAGCAACTAATTCATTAACATCCCATCTACATCTGAGTCGATTTCATCTTCTTTATTCATCTCATCCAACCAATCTTCTAAAGATCTGTCGTCTTCATGGAAATCATCTTCAAGTTTAACTTCAGAGTAATTCTCTTCCAAGTACCTCGCCATCTCATCTAAAGCAGTCCTATACTGTTCAACCATTTCCTTAGCGGGAATAGCAAGAGACATAATCTTGTCAGTAAAAAGTAACATCACATTAATAGGAGTATCTTGATACACCATGTAAGTTTTAAAAGTAAAGAACTTCTCACCATTCTTCAACGTATTCTGCATCAAGCTCATTGCGTTATTAACAACAATATGCTCTGGGTCCTCATCCAGTACCTCACAGATAACTTCTTCACCCGTGATTAATTTCAAGTGTCTAACCGAAGAATCCTTCTTCATCATTATCATTTACTCTTATAGGTTTTAGGTCAATGGGATAGATTTTATATCTGAACCCTTCTTTAGTATATATCTTTATTCTTTCGGCGCTATGTTTCAAAGTAAAATTCTTATGAGATTTGACATGGAGATCGTCAGCGATATCAATAAGCTTAGTAGTCCGACCATCGTCAGACTGACGCAAGCCCCTGCCAATTGACTGGAGCACCTTAACTTGAGATTTCGACGGAGTCGCAAATACAATATTATGCAAATTGCGGATGTTGATGCCAGTGCTGAAAGTGCCAAGAGAGGCAACAATAATTGAGTCATTTTCTTTCTCTACAATACCACGTATCTGTTCACGGTCAGTAGCATCAACCTCACCTGAAACATAGAATACTTTTCTTCCTTCAGGTGCGAGATCTTTAATCATTTCATATAATACTTTACCGTGCTTCTCTACAAACTGAAACATAACCAAGGTATTACCTTTTTGATCCAATGCAATCTTACTTATAAACTTATTACGTGGTTCATATGTAACAATATAGTCGAGCTCTTCTTGGTAGGTTTTATCTTTCATCATATTACAAATATCATTATGATACCGTAATAACAATATTGAGATATCCAACTCCGCAAGCTGTTTGTTCTTCTGTAACTCCACGGTACGTGTCACCGTAAACGTCGGTCCAAATAAACCTTCTAGCACCAACTTGTTAGTCTCAGTACCATCCAGTGTCCCTGTGAGACCGAATCTATACTGTGCTTCTGTGCACTTGTCCATCATAGTAGACAATGACTTTGCTTTGAAAAGATGTACTTCATCTCCAAAGATAGTATTAAACTGTGAGAACCATTCTGGACCAAACTTGTAGATAGACTGCCACGTGGAGATTATGACACGTTTGTCAGTAACCTTTTCTTTACCGGAGTATATCTTATGGCAGAACTCTTCGGTGTCATAACCGTAGTCAGCAAAGTCTTTGTACATCTGCTCCACCAAAGAGGTAGTTGGGACAATGACCAATATCTTCCCTTCGGTCACCTCATAGCAGTACCTCAATAGATTGTATATGATGAATGACTTACCACTACCTGTAGGACTGAGTAACAGACAGCGTCTATTCTCGACCCCGTGTGCGATTGCTTTGTACTGATAGTCTCTAGGTTTGAACGGACTCTCCAGTAGAGACAAGAAGTCAATCAATGCTGGATGGTCTATGTCCTCTTTGAAAGAGGGTATCCCATAAACTTCATGTTCGAGTATTTCAAGTTGGTAAAAACGATCGGCACAAAATCTTCGTAGGTGCTGATACAATCCCACGTTCATTTGTTTTGAAACCATGTTGTACAGTTTCACCTTCCCGTCCCAGTGTCGAGATTTGAATGCCGGCATGAATTTATAGCCAGGCACGAAAAAAGAGAAGTATTCCCTCAACTCTTGTTCCTGTGCTGGATGAGCCTCTACCATAAAATGGGAGTGGTCTTTCATCCTGATTCGTATCTTGTTATCCACCGGCTTCGAACTTTCTCCAATCAATCATATTCTTAACTGTCTGGTGTCGCCACTTCAAAGTATCGACGATGTTACTTAGGGTTTCGATAAGTGTCTTATGATAGACGATCTTCTCTTCAGACTTTTGTATCTCAGGGTCTGAATCGTAGTAGTAGTCCATCTCACCCTTTAGCATACGGAGACCATTGAATGGATCTAAATCCCATCCACTAGCTAACACCTCTTCTTGAGACATCTTTCCGTTGTAGTATAAGAACTTTTGTTTGAGTAACGTCTTCTGGTTGTTTTCAGAACGTTTGAGTTGTAACTTGGCGAGTGCCAGATACTGTAAGTATTTTGCATGTAGTGAGGGAGTCTGTCGGGAGACTTCGTCCAATTGGTGCTGTGATATCTCACAGTCTTCACGCCACTCTTTGAGAATGGATTCTAAATCAATCATATAATAACCTTATTTCACTGTAACTATATAGTATAACACTAAGTCGTTATAAAGTCAATACAATCTTTCCAGTAATCTTCATCATGTCCTAGGACATAACTGAGGGTCATTCGATAACAGTCGGTTCTTGCGGCGTGATAAACCACATCACCAGATCCATATGCGCCAAAGTGTCCAGCCTTGAGATTCCACCCCTGTTCGTCTTGAATAGTAATGACTTCTTGGGTCTTTGGATCGACATATTTAAACCACCCATCTCCTCTTTCTGACCAAGTAAAGATGAGGTTATATGCGGAGGCGTTTGCATTGTTATGCCAACCGATAAATCCTTGGGGTGGATATAACGTGGAAAGGGCACTGTGTTGCACTCCCAGTTCTTCGGTCAAAGACGCATTTAAATTATGCCAAGTCTTTGCGTACTCTTCTGGGTGTGTACCCTTGTAATGGTCGGGTTTGATAGGATAACATACTGACGTGGAGGCGGCACCATCATGCTTTTCTCCCATGTCAATGACTCTCCACATCTCATCTTCACCAGTGTAGTGATCTTCTTTACCCTTCATCTCCGGAAACATACAAGTGTTAGTATTCTCCGGTTGATAGAGTTCTCGATAGGTATAGCGGAAGTCTTCAAGAATGCTTAGTACTTCTGGATTCTTGATTTGAAACTTGGTTAAACTCATGACAGAACAAATTCACTAAATCTGAAAGTAGTATCAAAGTTGATATATGTAACATCGCCAGTGGTTGATGTTAATTCGATAGAACCCAACTGTGTCGGTATGCAGTTCTTGTAGAGAATCTGAGCACAGAAGTTGTTATGACTCGTAAGCACGATGACTCTAATGTCATGATAAGGGTCACCCTCACCGTAGACAGAACCCTCTAACCATTTTTGAACTTCTTTGTATGCAGTCATGTCCTCATCTAGAATGAGACTTAGATTGAGTTCACCGTAATTAATAGTGTCGCCAGGAACAGGTAGTCCCGTTATTCTAGGCACGGCGACCTCTACCGCAGAAACAGTCGAGCCTGGGTGTTGTACGGACTGCGCAAAAAATTCTAGGTTACCATAATTCTCGCGTTCGATTATTACACGAAATCCGGTAGGTTGTAAAAAGTTTTTGTTATCTGTGAGTGCCATAATGTATCCTCTGTATGCATCTTATTTATACAGGTTAATAAGCGCCTTCCTTGGCGATCTTACTCTATTCCTCTTCTGGTGAAGTTGCATCTGTGCCAGTCTTGTCTGCAACATCTTTAATCAAATTAGATGTTACATCCAACACACCTGCGGTCACACCAAAGAC